TCCGTGCGTTCATAATCTACCGATATTTTCATCTGTGGGTCTTTAAACCTCGCTATAAAATATTTATATTTATACGATTTATTATTAGTCCCTAAAAATATTTCAGTATAAGGAATGATATTATTAATAATATCAATCGTCCCTCTTCCATAGCCAGTCTCTTCTTCCCACTCCCGAATAGCGCAGGAGTAGTCATTTTCTTTATAATTTCGTCTACCTTTTGGAAACCCCCATTCGGGTTCTAGCCAAACACTGGTTTTATTCCGAATTATTCCTTCTAAACTAATAAACGTATTGGATAGATGGTAACCCTGTAATAATTTCGCATGCTTATCTTTAGCCATCATGTATTCATTAGCATATTGATTTTTATTTTCTCTCCATAAGTCATTCCATAGGGTATCAAACGATACGCTTGTAATATCCTGTATTTCTTTTTCAGTCATTACATCTATAATTTTCTTTAAATATAATTCATTATTTAAGGTGTATTTTCCTCTGATAAAATCTACATACCCTAACGAATTACGTCTTCGTATCATTAAATACTCATATCCTTCCGGTTTTTTCCTATGCGCAATTACTCCCATACTTAAAATTGGCTGCCTACATTTTTGATACAAGTGTCCACCCTTGCCACAGTTGTTACAAAATACATATTTACTCATGATTAAGGTTTGCCTAGTTAAGTTTATATATTTATTCATTATATAAAATGAATATGCGCAAGGATCCCAAGATATGGGGCCCACCATTCTGGTTTACCTTACATACTATATGCCAACGTTATCCCCTACATCCCAACTCGGTGATCAAAAAAAAATACTACGACTTTCTCTCTAATATTCCCATATTTTTACCACATGAACCGATTGGTGATACCTTTGCCGAACTATTAGATAAATACCCCCTAAATCCATACCTTGAATCCCAGTCCAAATTATGCAAATGGATGCATTTTATACATAATAAAATAAATACCCTGACTAACAAACCCACAATGCCATATCATGAATATCTATCTCTCTACGAATCCTACTACATCACTACCCCCCCTCCCACAAAATCCAACCTACTCTCTTTTAGCATTATTATTTCCTCCTTTATTGCCATTATTATTTATCTTCCTATATTATGAAATTTGAATTACTCCTTTTAGGAATAACCGGGTTTTTTATCGCAAATACCTATCATGACGGCAAATATGTTAAACTGCTACTCACGTGGAAAAAGTATTACACCATGGCTCTATGGGGGTTTATTGGACTATCGATATATCTCTTCATGAAGAAACACCCACATAAAACCAAAGACCTATTTAGCCATGCGAACAAAATGGTCCAATATATGCCCATCGATAAAGACTCTAAACACCTTATCACCCCAATATTTAATCTCACCAACTTTAACCCCACCACACCGCAACATAAACGTATGCTTAACTCCGGCAATACCACTAAACGATCCGTGAGCGAAACAAAAAAAAAGTATGTAGCAGCTAACCAAAATTGGTTATGTGGAAAATGCCAACAACAACTGCCAGCATGGTTTGAAGTCGATCACCAAATTAGATTAGATTCCGGCGGAACGAATCATGTAGACAATTTAGTCGCACTATGTAGAAATTGTCATGGACAAAAAACCGCAATGGAAAACTTATAATCTACCTATATTATTATGAATGATACGTATCACGCAACCAAGAATGTAATCCTTACACGAGCTTCCACCTATAAACGCATTGCTAGTAAAAATATAGAATACTTTGCAATAGGAACTTTTATTATTATATTTTTAGTGATTATATATAGTATTAGTGTAAATGACCCCAGTGGATTAATAAACAAGCATTTTAATGTATTTATATTTTTTAGTAGTATCAGTTTGTTTTATTTAATCATTAATTTGCTGGCGATTGCATTGAGAAAGAGTAAGCCTACCGGAGCAGTTTCAATCATTACACTACAGCATATAAATGTTTCTTTAGCGGTTATTAGCATATTATATATTATTTTCAAACTTAAACTATTTCATCTAAATTTTACCTCGGCGATAGTAAATATTTTATTGTTGGCATGTGTAGTAGTTATAATAAAAATAGCACAAACCGACATAAGCACCATCCGACTGTCGGATGTAACAAAGCGCATCACCTATGAATATAATCAGTTACCAAAACATACCTTTCTTATATATGCAGTAATACTGTTACTATTGATTATAATCCTCGTGGGAAATATTTTTGATCCGCTCATACGCTTCACCACATTTCCAAAATATAAACAATTAGTATATAAACCTATCTACACAAATACCCTTCATAATTATGAGTCCTTTCAATATAACTCTACCTTTAATTATCAATACGCAATTAGTTGTTGGATATACATTAATCCTCAACCACCCAACACCTCCCCCGCCTACAATAAATATTCCTCTCTACTAAATTACGGGAATAAACCAAATATCATGTACAAAGGACGAGATAACGACTTGATGATACAAATGCTAAAAGGAGAGAATAAACAAATAAAGACCTTTCACACAAAGGATGTTTTATTACAAAAGTGGAATCATATAGTCATAAATTACACCGACAATAATTTAGATGTATTTTTAAATAATAAACTAGTAGGATCTGAAGGGAACATAACTCCGTTTATGAAACACGATATGATTTCTACGGGAGAGAATAATGGCATACATGGGGGAATAAAAACAACCTATCATTTTAACAAACCGCTATATTTATGGCAAATTAATTATTTATATTCGCAAAAATAATATAGCCAGTTTATATATGAATTACTTAACGATTATAGGCATTGTTCTTATCGTAATTATCTTATATTACATTATACAATATGCATTCTCTGGCGGAACCCTAACTTCTACTTCTAGTGCAAAAAAAGCCACCACCATTTCATCGGACAAAGTAGAAGCTAAAGCCAATTTTACCTATTCGATCTGGTTCTATATTGACGATTGGAATTATAAATTTGGTAATACTAAAACCATCTTATCCAAAGGCCACCAAAATTTTGAAATAAATTTAGGAAAAGAAGACAATAATCTAAACATTGCGATTGAACTGGCTTCCAAAAATAAGCTGGTTCATCATTGTAATGTACCTAATGTCCCAATACAAAAATGGGTTTCGTGTATTGTTAGCATATATGGTAGATCAATGGACGTATATATAAACGGTAAATTAGTGCGCACATGCATTCTAGAAAATGTAGCAAAATTAAATAAAAGCGACATAAAAATAACCCCTAATGGTGGATTTTCGGGATATACCTCTAGCTTTCAGTTCATACCGGATGCAACTAACCCAGAAGAGGCCTATAATATCTATAAGAAAGGCAACGGCACCAACTTTTTAGCATCTATATTAGGAAAATATAAATTTAGAGTAGAGTTCCTTAAAGACAACCAGACAATGACAAGTTTAGAAATATAATATATTACTATTTATTATATGAGCTATTTTTCTAGTACAAAAGAATTCTTGGACTCTAATAGTCTGGTTGCAAAATTTGCATTTTTAATGTTAGCATTAATTATATTTATATTTTTATTGCGAACAGGTCTAAATATCATAGGTTGGTTATTATCTCCTAGTGGAAACGTCAAACTAATAGACGGGATGATTAACGCCCGACACAGTGAAATGTTTATACAAGACCCTAATCAAAAAAACGCAAAACCTATACTACGGTCCGTTAATAAATCCCACGGAATAGAATTCACATGGTCTGTATGGATATTTATTGACAATTTAGACGAAAACACTAACCGATACAAGCACATCTTTCACAAAGGCAATGATAAAATGAACTACACCAACACGCCTATCGGACTAAACGAACCTAATAACGGACCAGGACTATATATCACCCCCAACAAAAATGACCTTCTCGTTATTATGAATACTTTTGAAAAAATAGACGAAAAAATCACCGTGCAAGATATTCCTCTTAATAAATGGGTCAATATCATAGTTAGATGCGAAAACAAAACCATTGATGTATATATTAATGGACGCATCTCTAATCGTCATAAATGCAGCGGTGTTCCTTTTCAAAATTATGGAGACGTTTATGTAGCACTTAACGGTGGATTTCCTGGCTATATTTCTAATCTAGCATACTGGAACCATGCATTGAATACGTCCGATATTCAATCTTTAGTTGGTAGCGGGCCGAATATGTCCATGGCCGACAATAAGAATTTAACCCATAGTTCTCCTCAATACCTATCTCTCCGGTGGTTCTTTTCTAATAATACGCTAAATAAGAGCGATTACGGTGGATTATAGATTGGTAGTTGCGAGTCATAATATATATATGTTATATTATGAGCCAAATGAATTTATGGACGCGGTATAAGGTAAAATGTCCCGATAATACGCGGTTTACATTTGGACAATTAAATATGAAACGAAAAGCAGTAACCCTCCAACATAGACAAAACGCTTTCGGCATCTCTAAAAAAAATAAGTTTAACCTAATCGTTCAGGGACGATATTATAATAATAAAACCCCAACATCAGACCCGCCATGCGTAAGAGGAATAAGTTATGAAGATAGCTCTCCAGCATCAACCAATGATGTACCTGGAGATAAGAGTTTCATGATTAAAAATGATATATCCGTCCCGATTTATAATTATATTCCAGTTAAACGAACCTATAAAGGAGGGGCTAATAAATACCCATATACGGCGTGGTCTTACGGTAAAGCAGGGTTTCCTCCCAGATCAAAGGGAAGTAGCGCAGAATCTCGCGCTGCTGCTGCGAGAGAATTAAGTAACAATGCCCCTCTATATAGTAAACTAGCTTTAACCTCTTGTGATTTTATACCTTGTAGAGGTAAAACGTTAGCCGTTACATTAAATTCAGCATATCAGTATTGTTATATAGATAATTCAAGTATTATTTTAAATCCAGCTAAAGCCCCGCCCCATAAATTTAAATGGTTAGAGATACCAGATTATAGCCCGCAATATAATCTAGGCGGGGCATGGGCGTACCATGTTCCTAATGAGAATATAATACAATTAGTAACCATATACAAAAATAAACCTACTTTTTATTTTATTTATCAACCGCATACCTCAGCTATAAGTTCTATAACAGATATAACAACGAAACCATTTCTAGTATTACAAAATGATACATTGGTATCTATAAATGCTAACTTTCAGTATACATTTACCTCGGATTTAAAAACCGATTGTAGTAATATATTCTTTAATTATACCCCAAAAGACAAAGGAGTACCATTTGATACACCTACGCTAAATAGACCAACCTGGATAAAAAAACAACCTAGTCCATTATGTACGACACCTATAGAATGTTACTGGTGGAATAACGGGGACTCAACCTCATACATCAAAAAGGATATATCACTTAATTTTGGAAAGCCGACCAATGGGGACAAAAAATCCCTACAAAATATAACTACCAAACAGAAGTATGAGATAACTATAACATGCGGCAATTAACCAATCCTTTGTAGTAGCCTTAGATAAACTGCGCTCAATGTCTTCTAATTCTTCGTGAGTTAAGAAATAGACCATATAGTAATTATCATATTATATTTAAATAATATAAATTATTTTAATATTTATTATATATTAAATGAAAGCAACATACATAACTTTTTTAGTAAGTATTATTATAATAGCGTGTGTTTCTAACACAGAAGCGTTAACTAACGCCAAAGATAGTACGGATGCTATTAAACAAGAACATCGCCAGCTCCTCAAAAATATAGCGAAAGCGCAAACCGTGGAACAATCCCTTTATAACCATATAAAAACCGACCCCACAGAAACCACAAAGATAGTAAGTAGCATTAATCAGATGGCTCAATACAGAAATAAGCTATTTGATAAACTACTATCCGACTCTACCACGGCGATTAAAACCACTCCTGAGATGGAACAAAATAATATATTATTTGGAGAGATAAATGATGAATTAGGAAAAATAAACCAACAGGTATCTTTTAACAAAAACCAGAAATTCGAACATATGAAACAAGCGGAGATTAATAACTATTACAATGAGAGATCCAAAGCATATGTTAGTTTTTTTAAATTTTTATTATACTGCAGCATACCATTACTAATTATATCGGTATTAATGAATCGGAATATCATTCCTGGTATGTATGGAAACATATTAATAAGTATCGTAATATTTATTATGATATTCTGGGGAGGAGCACGATACTATGATATTATATCTCGCAATAACATGAACTTTGACGAATACGACTTGGATTGGGAATTTGATACAGGAGGAGGTTCTCTTCCGAGTGGATACCAAGGACCTTCTCTTACCGGTTGTATTGATGAAGGTTGTTGCGCTAAAGGCACTATATATGACAAAGAGAACGGAGTATGTGTACTTCCATTAGCCAAAAATTAATATAATACTATACTAAATGGATGCACCACCTAATAACCCCCAGGAGAGCGAACTATCCTTCGTGGGTTCTTCGGATACTCCAGATAGCCAAATGCAGGCACGGTTAGATAAAATGAAAAAACAATTTCCAGAAATGAAGGCTAAAATAGAAGTCGCTGCAGCACAATACAAAAAAAATACCTGCATTCTAGGCACCTCCTGTTATGATAAAGAACATCTCAGAGACCTGGAATATAAATACCATAATGCGGTAAAAGTAGAACAAACCGCTCCACGAGATACAATAACTGCTAAAAAAAATCTATATACCTTTAAATACTCGAACCATTATTGGAATAAAATGGAGAGAGATAAATATACCAAAATAGCAAACACCAAATATCATGAGAAGATTAAGCATCATCGCATACAGAATAAGGAATTAGACGTATTAATTGATTCCTATAGCAATTCCCTAACCAATCAAAGCACCCTAACTGATTATATATCAACGTTAAACACCGAAAATAAACAATTAGAGCATCAAATTCGTAATAAATTATCCACCTTGAATACAAACGAGAGAAAAGTATGGTACGAAAAGCACGAACTAGGTTTCATGAGTAATTGGACAACCTTAATGTTTTACATTTATTATATATTTGTATTAGTATTTATCTATTATTTTATAACAAAAAAACTATGGAAAGCCGGGGGATATAGGAATCATAAGATAGATATAGCGCTCTTGGCCTTTTTCGTTTCATGGGGCTTTATTAATA